TTGGGTAAAGTGAAAATAGATCTACTCAAAGGTGAACGAAACTATTCAGAGAAATATGCTCTCATTGATGCCAAAAGCATTGCTATGCTGCTTCGTGATGGTCATCTTATCCGATCCCGTACCTATTATGCCGGTGATTATGCCGGAGTCGACATATTGACTGATTTGCAAACAGCCATGAAATCAGCATCGCTTACTCCCCGTCAATCCGAATCGATAGCTTGGGTGTATGGACATGATGTTACGCTGGATGCCGCAGGAACCCTGATGGGCATTACGAAGCAAGCTGTTCGTCACGCGGTGACTACCGCTACTGAGAAAATTGCCGCGGTTTTTAAACAATGGAATTACAGCGAAACAAACGGTGACCTGTTGAAGGAGGGTGAAGCCATTGCACAATGAGCCATTGGATTTCCACCTCGAAGTAACTAAACTTCTTCAATTACGCATCATAGACCGTTCTTCCCGAATGGAGACGGTCCAAGCACTGATTGAGAGATATTGGGAGCAGGCAGGGAAGTCGCCGGATTCTGCGCAGCTAGAGCGTTTAACCGACTATATCTTACAAGAAGAGCTGCAGGACCCGGATCCGTACAAAATGTCCCACAATGATCATCCGATCATGAGCGCTTGGCAGTATGATCTGCGCCGCCAGAGGGAATCGTCACTCAAAATTGCCGAAGAAATAGGCTCTGACGGCAAGCGTTACAGTGCCCCTCATCGCCGTCGCCGCTCCAAAGTAGAAATGCTTTTCATGGACGAACAGGCTCGAATCCGCAATGCTCAGCGTGCTTCCCAATATGCGAAAGCTACAGAAGCCGGACCGGTAGTCACCTATCATTTACGTGACCTCGGCGGAACTTTGAATGAAGCTCCTTTCTCCGTTGAAACCCTCACCAAAAAATAATTACTTTTCCCCTTTTACTTTTGGTTCATCTCAAACCTATACGTTATGAAGCGGTTGATGATAAGCCGCTAGGGTTGACCGCCGCTGAAAGCATGGCGAGTGTCGGTCCCCTCTTCTGCAGATAGGCGGCAACAAAGAGTTCCTTTTTGTCCGACTCTGCTGATCTTCATTTAACTACCCACAATAAAACAAGGAGGTGCCGCTTATTCTTTCAATAGAGAGAAACGTTAAGCGTCATTTGCAGTCCGAGCTTTGTCGAGGAGATCCATGGGTGTATTCACTGGAGCTCCGCTATGGAATTGGCTGTATAAAAGGAGGGATGATATGTCGATCCTGACCGAGTTCAACTCCATCGAAGCCTTTCTGAAGACGGTGCTTCCTGACGTCACTGTGACTAAGCATGAGAATCCGGCAGCCCCCTCTCCACACACACTGCTGCTTCGCTTGAATAGCGATGCTCGTCAGTCAGAGACGAATCTGCTCGTTCGAACCGAACGGGAATATTCCCTGCAATTATGGTCAGGCAGCGCAGAGGAAACGCTCGAGACGTTGGACAGGCTCAGCACCGCATTGTATCAAACTCAGCTTATTCCTGTACTGGGAGCTGCGCGGTTTATAAGGGTCCGATCATTCGCTTTCAATCCAACATCTTCGATTGACCCTAACCTATACACTTATACCGGTATATTACGAACCGAGGGGCGCCAAGCCCGAACCCAGGAATCATACGAAAAGATCCAACATGTATATGCACAGCAAATTACACTTTAAGCTGCGCATTTCCTATACATCAACTTACTATTAGGAGGTTTTACAATGGCTGGAGGCAGTTGGGATATTACATCTTTACCGGTTCGTCCGGGTCTTTACATCAATTTCAAGGAAGCGGCGACAGCTCAAATTTCTGGAGGAGCGCGTGGAATCGTTGCGATTCCGCTAACTTCTTTTAAAGAGGGTACAGCGGTAGCTAAAACCTTTTACACAGTGAGCAATGAAACAGAAGCCTTAAAGCTGTTCGGCACCGACCATATTCAGTCCATTCGATTCGCACTTCAAGGCGGGGCCAAGTATATACTCGTATATACTCTTCCTGATTCGGCTACAGCTGCGGATTATGCTGAGATGCGCACTGCTTTCGATACACGTCCGTTCAATGTATTTGTGTTTGACGGGGAGTATAGTTCGGAGGAACAAGCTGCACTAAAAGCTTGGGTCGCTGCAAACCGGGACGAAGGCAAGCATTTCATGGCTGTTATCGGAGGAAATGCAGCGACGGATGCAGATTCTGTGCAGGGTAATTCCCGCTCCACACTGAACAGCGACATGTACATCGTCAACCTGATCAACGGCGTATCCATTAATGGCACTAATTATACCTCCTCGCAGTTTGCGCCGTTCATTGCCGGCCTTATTGCTGGCTCGACGATTAATCGTTCCATTACGTATGCACCTGTTAGCGTAAACGATGTAACCAAACGTATGACCAACTCGCAAATTAAGGATGCTCTTCAAGCAGGCTCTCTCGTCCTCACTCACGATGGAGAGAAAGTGAAGATCGAACAAGGCCTGACGACGAGCAAGCATAAAATTCGTGCCATTCGCACCCGTCAAGCCGTAAGCACCGACATCACCAAGACAGCTAACGATTCCTATATCGGCAAAATTGACAACAACGAGGATGGACAAGCTGCCTTGATCAGCGCTGTCAAAGCCTATCTTGAAACTCTAGCCGCGTCCAACGCTATTGCTGAAGTAGATGTCATCTTAGACCCCCAACATGCCAGCAAGGGTGATTCTGTGTACCTCTCCATCAGTTACCGAGAGGTAGATTCAATGGAGCGTATTTTCTTAACGGTAACTATTTAACACATCAATCATTAATCTACTAAAGGAAGGTGTATATCAATGGGTTTGTTAGACGCAACCAGAACAATTCAAGGCAGCTTCGGTGAAATTTGGTGTGACGGTGAATGGCTGTCCAACTTTTATTCCGGGGAAGCAACTGCGGAAATTGCATACGAGAAAATTAAACGCGCAGGCACCCGCAAAGTCGGTAATAAAGCCGGTACTATTGAACTGTCCGGTACTATTAAAGGTTATAAAGTGACATCCGAGCTGGCTCGTAACGTCTCCAGGGTCATGAATGACGGTGTCGGGGCTATGGTTACCCAGTTAACCATGAAGCTCGCTGATCCCGAAGCATATGGCTACGAACGTGTCGTACTGAAGGGAGTCCAATTCACTAAAATTGACATCATGAAGTTTGAGCATGGCGCAATTGTCGAGACAGAATGGCCGTTCGTCTTCGATGATTTTGAATGGCAAAATGCCATTCCGAAGCAAAGGTAGCTCCTTGTAGCGCTTACTTATTGAGATTAGTGCCTTTTTTTCTTCACTCCCCCTTTCCTATACCTGCAGGGATCTGGCGCCAGACGTCGGGTTCCTCTTTTTTAATAACTACACATTTTGGAGGTTAAACTCATGGACGCATTGCAAGCTTTTTTAACCGCGGATTTACATATTGAAAAAGATATATTCCTTCAGCGCCTCAATGCCTCGTTGCGTATCAAATCGATCGATTCCGCGTCTTTGGATCAGGCTCGTGAACAAGCCACTTTTAGCGTAGGATCAGGGAAAAAGAAAGAACGTGAATGCGATAACGAGAAGTTCAAAGCTATTCTTATTACCAAAATGATTGTAAACCTCGATTTCGGAAATCCCGATCTCATGAGTAAGTACGGCGCCACTGATAAAGTGGACTGCGTACGCAAAGCGCTTCTTCCTGGTGAAATCGAGCGTATCGTTGATGCTGGCCTAACGTTATCCGGCTTCGGCGATACGGACGAGACCATCGAAGAGCTAAAAAACTAATTCGGTCAGGTGGTGTACCGTTTCTGGCACATGCAATATTTCAACGCCACCACATCCCACCTGACGAATTTTACGCCAAGCCCTATGAAGCACGTATGGTCATGCTCGTCTCCATGCTCGTGCAGCTCGAAGATGAGGAACGTGAAGTGAAAAAAGGAGGTGACAGGTAGTGGACAATGTAAAGGTCACGATTACGCTTAACGATCAGTTTACAGGTAAACTGCAAAAAATCTCAAACGAGCTCATCAATCTCGAACGAACTACGAAAAAAGTTTCAACTGCCATCGAAAGAATGACCCGCTTCAATGAAGCTGCTGCAACTTCCTTCAAAAAACTAATGGATAAAGCAACGAAATCATTTTCGGAAATCAATCGCAGTTCCTTGTCCAACGCGACCTCCAAAGTCAAGCACCTTACCGATCAAATGAACAGCTTAACCCAAGCCGCTCAACAAGCGTCGGCTGCTGTGAAAAATGTTTCGAACTCAGGCTCAGGCAGCAGCGGTTCGGGTAAAAATGGCGGGGCACCTTATTCTGGCTTAGGCACAAAGGTCAAAGATACAGCGAAAAAAATAGCCAAAGGAACCTTTTCAGCAGCAAAGTGGATTGGGCAAAAGGGCATAGCTTTAGGCAAATTCGCGGTTTCAGAAAGTATGCCGGGTCTTCAGCTCTCGTCAGATACCGAACAGGAAAATATAGCCTTTGCAGCACTGCTTAATAGCGAAGAAAAAGCCAAGAGCTTTAACCGAGAATTGGTGAACTTCACGAACGGTACCCCATTCGAGCTTGCTCAGATACGAAATGCATCTAAACAGCTTCTTTCCTCTCAAATGGAGCCTGAAGATGTAAAGAAGACAATGAAAGCTGTCGGCAACGCGGCAACGGGAAATGGTACAGGCAGTAAGGGCTTTGAGGACATTACGGGTGCTTTGAGCAGAATGAGGCTGGATGGCAGCGTGACCGAGAAGGAGATGCTGAATTTGGTTTCCTCAGGTATCCCGGCTTGGGACATACTTGCAACCAAGATGAACAAAACGACCGAGCAAATCAAAGCCATGACCAAAGCAGGAACCTTGCCAGCGACGCAAGCCGTAAATGATTTGGTAGACAAAATGAATCAAATGTCCCCTGAGGCTATGGATAAACAAGGGGCTACGCTGGCAGGGCTTTTCTCTGTTATTAAAAATACGTTCAACTACGAGCTCTTGGAAAGATGGGGTGACGGTATTTCTAAGGCCCTCCAGCCCCGTCTTCAACAGCTTGTCACGTGGATCAACAATAATGGTGCGACTATAGCCAGATGGGGCCAGACGATTCAAAACTGGGCTTTTTCCATTACCAATAGCCTGTCTTCGAAGTTTGAAGGGGTTTTTACTTATATACAGCAGAAGTATTTGAATAATTCTTTTTTTCAAAAGCTTACTCCTCCATTGCAAATCAGCTTTGTTATTTCAGATCTTTTAAGCAATTTTAATAAATGGTTATCATCTGGAGGGAGTGAACAAATAGAATCCATTACAAAAACCATTACTGAATCTATTTCCAATGGATTAACAGTAGCAATCGCTCCCCTCTTTGTAATTGCCTATAAATTAGGCGTAAGTATAGCTAGCGGACTCATTCTAGGTTTAAAACAAACCATTGCCAATCACCCTGGAATGTCTGTTCTTATTGGGGCTGCTACAGGAGCCTATGTAGGAGCAAAAGTCGGTAAAGGCTACGGTGCGCTTATTGGAGGTGTTGTAGGCGGTGTCGGAGGGGGACTTACGAGCTATTTTGCCAAAAGATCGATTGAACGTGAGAATTCGATAAAGCCAGAGGATTTCATAAAAAACCTAAATGATCGTTCAAATAAACAAATTCCTAGTGCAGCGCTTAATCCCAACGCTACAATATCAGACATACTATCTTACTCCGGTTTGCCAAACGATGGCTTACCCGGCGAAATTTTTGATTTCCCTAGCATATCAGATAGTCAATTTAATGGTAATCTTGAACAACTACTTGGTGATAGCCATCACTCAGACAAGCCATGGCGCAACAATCAAACCGGCTCTTTACCGATTACTTTCAACTTCAATTATCATGGTGAGCGTATGGGCGAGAAAGAAATTGACGAAATGATGGGCATCTTTACGCGGAAATTGGAGGCGGTAGCACCATGAGCAACTTGTCCATCTGGTTATCGTTCAATAACGACGCTGAACGTTTCCAACTTCCCGTTAATCCCGAGGCCATTAAAGTATCTACAACACGCGGCTACGAGGATATAGAAGTAACGCAGCTTGGTGAAATCACGTTGATCGGTAATGAAAAGCTGCGGGAGTACACCTTCTCCTCCTTTTTTCCGAAAATATACAACCTGTCCTATTGCGAGTACGATGACAGCAGTAGGAACAAATCCCCTTGGGAAATTGTCCAACTCATCGAGAAATGGATGTCCAGCCGACAGCCGATCCGCTTAATGGTAACAAGCTTATCACCGGATCCTAAGGACATGGCAGCTCTCCCTAAAAGCACCTTAGAATCCAACGTCGTTAATGTACCTGTAACCATCCGTTCTTTTAATTACGAGGAGCGTGCCGGTCATGTCGGAGACCTCTATTACGAACTAACCCTAAAGGAATACCGTTTTATCGAATTCAAAAGACTTTTAAAAGATGGCGATACATCGTTTAAGGAAGAAACTGAACGCCCGGAACCTAGGATAGCACCGGAAACATATGAGGTACGGTCAGGAGATACCTTATGGCATATTGCCCAAAGAACCTTAGGCTCTGTTGATCAATGGCGTCATATTTATGAAATCAATCAGGAACTCATAGGTCCGAATCCTAACCTCATATATCCTGGCCAAGTGCTGGTGATAAGCGAATGACCATTCAAATTTTGTACAATGATGATTCCTACCTTGATCCTATCGTCAATTCTATCACCTGGTCAGGAGACATTTCTCAAACTCATCGAAAACTGGAGGTATCGCTATCCAATACTACTAATGGTACGGAACAAGCAGTTCCAATCGAGCTTGGAAGTGAACTAAAGCTCATAGCCGATGGGATGGAATTGTTTCATGGTATCATTTTTCAGCACCAAATCGACGCCCAAGGAAAAATGTCGATCACAGCCTACGATGAGAATATATATTTGACCAAAAACACAGACACCAAAAAATTCATCAATATGACCGCTTCTGCTATCATTCGTGAGCTGTGCTCTAGTTTCGAAATTCCTATTGGAGATATTGCTGATACTAAATATGTCATTCCCAAGCTGATTCTAAGAGATAAAACTCTACGTGATATGATGATAACTGCGCTGACCGAAACGCAAAAACAAACGGGTGAGCGCTTTTTGTTGTCCGCTAAACAAGGCTTCTTACATCTAATCAAACGTGGTGAAAAAAGAACCGATTGGATTATCGATAGTTCAACGAATCTGTTTGGAGCTTCTTATTCCCAATCTATCGAAGACATGCACACTCAAATTAGAGTCATAGGTGGCGACGAGGACAAGAACCCCATCGGCGCATTAGTAACTTCTCCTTCATTGGGACACAAGTACGGTGTGATGCAGCATCTGGAGCACGCCAACTCCGATATGAACATGTCCCAGATCGTCCAAATGGCAGAGCGCCTCGCACAAGATCTCGGAAAAATAAAAGACGAAGCCCGTGTAGAATCAATTGGCAATGTAGAAGTAACTGCCGGAAGCGCCATTTACGTTCGAGATCCTATGACTCGTATCGTTGGCGCTTTTTATGTTATTACCGATTCTCATGTATTTGAAAAAGGCTCTCATCGCATGAGCCTCACCCTATCTGGAGATGAGGGGTTACCACAAATAGATTATGAACAACCTAACGAGCCAGATCAGGAACACGGTTAATCTTAATAAAAAGCGTATCTCCAAAGTTAAAAAGGAGCGATGCAAAATGATAGAAGGCTCGAATGCAAGCAAATTTGCGCAATTAATAAAGAAAATCGGCTTCAACGAATTCGACCGACTAGACTTGGCTACTATTATTTCCGTATCTCCAGTTCTTCGCATTCAAGTCGACAATATGAAGATCGAGCTGGATGCATCAGATGTGATAGTGGCCGAACACTTAACTGACCACGAACGAATCGTGACGATAAAAAGTGATCTAAAAAGTGATCCCGATAGCATAAGTGAACTTGATAAAGGACTCTCTTCCTCTGATGATATTGAGAATGCGATCCTCACCGTTAAATCCCCTTTGAACACAGGTGATCGCGTGATCGTAGCTTCCGCTAACAGTGGCCAGTCCTATGTCATTTTAGATAAGGCGGTGATTTACCGTGGCACTTAGTCCTCTTATAAATCCACAGGAGCGAACCATCACAGTTTCTAAGAAAGCAAAACCTTCCAGAACCTATTCGCTGGAGTTCGATAATGGAACCATTGGTGAGCTTATCGATGGGACTGCCGCGCTTCGGCAGTTTATTCGTAAAGCTTTGGCTACTCCAAGATATCGGTATTTAATCTATAACGATCAATATGGATCCGAAGTGGAAAAGCTCATCGGTCAGGACCTGCCTTTGGCGCTCTTGCAATCCGAAATACCAAGACTAATCAAAGAAGCTCTCATTTACGACGACCGTATCAGGGATGTTTACGGCTTCGAAATTCGTCGTGAATTCGATACGCTATATATATCATTTTCCGTTTCAACTGTAGTTGGAACTATTCAGGAGGAGGTGACCCTTTAATGGCCTATGAAGAACAGACCCAATCCGCCATATTACAACGAATGCTGGATGCGACATCCGCTACGATCGATAAACGTCAGGGAAGTGTAACCTACGATTTGCTCTCACCCGCTTCTATTGAAATGGCTATGGCCTATATGGAACTGGACAATGTCCTAAAACTAGGCTTTGCCGATACAGCATACGGTCCTTATTTGGATTTACGCTGCAGTGAAATTGGAATTGAGCGAAAATCTTCAGTCAAAGCATCGGGCAGCTTGACCTTCAACGGACCAGACGGAACCATCCTCCCAAAAGGAACTGAAGTATCGACAGGTGGAAATGCACCTGTTTATTTTCTCACTACAACAGATGGAACTCTAAGTGGGGATTCCATAGCCATTCCGGCTGAGGCCAGATCAGGAGGAGCCACCGGTAATGTAACTATCGATGCGGTTAAACTTGTCCTTGGCCCGCTTAGCGGCGTAGTGAAAGTCAGTAACAATGCTCCTTTTAACGGGGGCATCGATACAGAATCGGATGCAGACTTACTTGCGCGATATATGGAACGCGTCCGTCGTCCTGCAACCTCTGGTAATGCCAATCAATATCGCCAATGGGCACTTGAAATAGCCGGCATTTCTGACGCCAAGGTTTACCCCATCTGGAACGGTAATGGTACAGTGAAGGTCTCTTTGCTCGACATGAATAAGCGTGCACCGGAAGACTCAAAAATTGCAGAAGTAGCCAATTATATTGATTATGTACGTCCTATTGGTGCAACAGTAACCGTCGTTGCCGCCACGGAGATTAATATCCATGTGAGTGGGAGCTACACCTTAAAGGAAGGTTCCACACTAGAGGAAGCACGCTCCCAAATAACAAAAGGGTTAACCGATTATTTTAAAACGCTCGCCTTCCACGATCCCATTGTTCGTTACACACAAATTGCTAATATTTTATTGGCAGCTGACTCTATCGTTGATTATAGCGAGCTCACTATCAATGGGGGAACAACTAATATTACTATTCCGGATGGCAGTGTCCCAGTGGCTGGGACGGTGATCTAAAATGAGAGATTACCCACTCGTTCGAATGAGCATGGCTGATTATATGCCTAATTATTACAGGGACTCTCTGGTTGTTGATAACTTACTCGATCGCGAAGCATCCTTTATTGCTCACATAAACACGGAAATGAATGAAGTACTGGCGCAATTTTATATCGATACGGCAACATGGGGACTCACGCATTGGGAACGAATTTGCGGGATTAGAACCGACTCTACGAAGCCAAACGATCAGCGCCGATCCGTCATAAAATCAAAGCTGCGCGGCATCGGGACAGTTACAGCAAAACTTATTAAAGATGTCGCTGAGGCTTATGTAAACGGAGAAGTTGAAGTAACAGAGAATAACACACTTTATCATATTACGATCACGTTCATCTCTACCCGCGGAATCCCCGCCAACCTGGATGATATTCAGGCTTCACTTCGTATGATTATACCGGCACACATTGGCATCAACTTTGAATTTACGTATTTGTCCTGGCAAGAGCTTAATGCTTTAGATTGGACTTGGGATGACCTTGATGCACGAAAGCCCACCTGGAATGAATTAGAGACCTATAGACCGTAACGAAACGGAGGAATGAATATGCCAGTTGTAACACCACGCCTAGGGATAAAAAAGCCATTAGGTAATGAGAATGTAACTAGAGAGGCATTTAACGAAAATTACGATATTATCGATGCCAATGCTGCTAAGAAAACCGAAGTGGATGCTGCTTCAGCCGCCGCTACTACCGCTAAAAACGCTGCTTCAGCCGCTCAGAGCACAGCGAACAGTGCTCTAGCTCGGGCGAATGCTAGCTTACCGAAAGACGGTAGCGAAGATATGACTAGTCACCTAACATTACAAAATGGAGCCGGATTTTTTGTAAGGAAAACCGATGGTAACCGTGGGAATGCGCTATTGCACCGAACTACGGGGAATACAATCGTTTTAGGCGATGATTCCGAGGTTGTATATACTTGGACCGGTCAAAGATTCTGGCATGAAAAAAACTTAGTTATAGGTAATGCATCTGGAAATATTCCTCAAAGGGATAGTAACGGCAGACTCTTTGCAAATGTTCTTGCAAGTACAGATACTAGGGAGGTAAACTCCCCACCAAATTATTACCCAATGGGCGTGCAAGAGGAATTCAAAAGAGGTAGCGTTATCGGCATACCAATTGAAACTTGGCTACATGTTAGAACTATACGTCCATGGACTGATGATAGCGCAGGATGGACTTTTCAAGAAGCTTACGGAACCCAAACAGGAAAAAAATATGTGAGACGTGGAAATAACACCACATGGCAAGCTTGGGGAACTGAATGGGATTCTACTAACGATGGGAATGGTAGCGGGCTCGATGCTGAATTGTTATGTGGGATGACTACAAGCGTTAATTCAGAAGGAAATACAATTGTTGCAAGAACTTCAAGTGGTTCAATAAATGCAGATACCCTATACGCTTCTTCTGTAGGTATCGGCGTTCCAGTATATGCCAAAAATCCAGCAGGGGAAATCAGACTTTATCCGTTTAATGATGGATTTGATTATATCCAAACAAAAAATGGTTTAAAGCTTACTGGGTTAGATGGTCAAAAATCGTCTAAATTTTCTTTAGACACCAATCAATTTCTATTCAACGGTGAGATACAGCCTGTATTCAGATTCAGCAACGGATACCTAGAATATCTTACAGAAACTGGTTGGCATTCAACTGGAGGCATCAAAAAAGTGCAACGCGGGCTTTACACCCATTCAACTGGTGATGAACGTACTCAAACTATAGGACAAGTAAACCCTGATAAAGCTTATATCATCATTTCTTATACTGGCGAATATTCCACCTATGCAATTAACTCCGATATTAGGGCGAGAATTTCCAGCTCTACCGAGATCGCATTTTACAAACGTTCTACAAATCCAGTTGAATTGCAATGGCAAGTAATAGAGTTCTACTAGGTGGTGATTCCATGTTTAAAAAGGTTCAACGCAATAATTACAACATATCCAGGTCTCAAAGCAAGGTGCCTATAGCGATACAAGCCGTTAATAGAGACAAGAGTGAATTACATGTAACTTGGAGTGGTGAAGCAGATAATAGACACATTCGCGGCGATGTTCAGATTTCATTCATAGATAATACGACTATACAAATATACAAAAATTCATCTTATGAAGTTGAGGTTGCTTGGGAAGTTGTCGAATACTTTTAAGAGGTGAAAAGCATGACTAATGAAAAACTAGAAAACGGAATAAATCCAAATGGCAAAGGTAGCGAACAAAATCATAGTCCATTTGAAGTAACGCGTCATTACGCTTTTATAAACGAAAATAAAGTTTGTTATGCAATCAGCAGCATAACAGCTGATCTTCCAGAAACAGAGGAATGCATCCATTTGGAAGAAGGTTATACCATCAATACAGGAGACAAGTACATTAATGGAGTTTGGAGTCCAGCCGCAGTAGAGCCGTCGCCAGATGAACCGTCAATTTTTCAAAGACTCGAAGCAGAAAACGCTGAGTTAGCAAAAAAGAACGTGGAATTATGGGAAATCTTAGTTTCGCAGGGGGTTATTTAATTATGGAGACTACGATCTATCCAGCACTAGTTAGTGGTTATGCAAAAACGATATATATCGACGGTACGAGGACTTTTCCAAGTATCATACCAGTCTATGTAGATCATGTTAAAGAGTATGCCGCAACAGGCCTTGTAAACGGCTCAAACTATTATCCGGCTTTCAAAGGCTATTCACTCTCTCAACTCGAAAATGCTTTATCACAAGGTCGAATTTCACAGGATGAGTTCCAAGACACAATCGCACTGATATCCTAAGGAGGTGGTAGTGTGATAACCGACGAAATTCAATACTTTTTAACACAAGGACCCTTTGCGGTCCTTTTTGTTTGGTTGCTCATTTACGTTATGCGCGCGAACCGAGAACGCGAAATGCAAATGCAATCGATATTGGAGAAATTTAGTGAAAAATATGATGTTATTATTTCGGAGGTCCGGGATATTAAAACACGGATACTCCACGAAATGGAGTGATCTGTTTGGAAAATGACATTTTAACATTAGCTGCCCTAGTAGCTGCCTATGTCGGCGTCGTAAAAGGGATTGGACTAAATGAAAAATACACTCATTTCGTAGCCTTACTTGTTGCAGCAGCCTTTATTCTTGTTCCTGAACAAGTCCAGCAGGCTATTATCAAAACCAGTATCATTGGGTTGACTGCAAGCGGGGCTTACAACTACACAAAGAAACGAAGCGATATCCAATGACGTTCAAGATGAAATACGAGATTATTCCGCGTTATTTACCCGGAACAGTGACAGCTCCCTCTGTTCGTAGATCATGTCTACCCATCCATAAAGTTCACTTCATGGTAGCCCACGACACAGGAAATCCTTCCTCTACCGCTTCCGGCAATGTTGCCTATTACACTCGTTCTGCCTACGAAAGAGACCAAGAAGCTTCTGCCCATCTTTTTGTAGACGATAAGGAAATCATTGAGTGCATCCCTTTCCTTACCTCAGACTCACCAGAAAAAGCCTGGCATGTGCAATATAACACCTCAATTGATAATATGATCTATGGATTTGATGCCAATGATGCTGCAGGCGGAATTGAGCTTTGTTACGGCGGTTCCATCAATTTGTCCGAGGCTTATACTAGATATGTATGGGTCATGGCATATGCTTGTTATCGCTTTGGTCTAGATCCTGTTAAACATATCACCGGTCATTATATCCTTGATCCTACACGTAAAGTAGATCCGAAAAATGCTTTTTCTTTGCTTTGCATTTCTTTTGACGATTTCATTCAGGATGTTGCATCCGAATATCGTGAATGTACCATGGAGGAACAAAAAATGCTGGAAAAAGGAGTTGCAGAAACTATCATCAATACCTGGATCTCTCCTGCTTGGTTTAAAGCGAATGGGAATAATGAACAGCAAGATTACCTTCATTGGCTGGCCAACGAGCTGCGTAAAGCCGCTGGCACTCCAAACGATTAA